TCTTATAGACGAGTTCCATCTCTCTATAAGACTTTTTGGGATCATATTGTCGGATCTGATTTTGTTCTAAGAATGCATCTCGTGCTGCATTCAAAGCAGCAGTTTGCTCCCGTTCTGCTTGTCTTTTTGCAGATTCCTCTGCTCTTCTTCTATCAGATTCTGCCTTTGCCTTCGCTCGACCACCTGTTTGACCTGCTCGCGATGTGCCATCTTGATTCAGACCACCAAGCCAATTAAATACGCCCTGAATTTGCTTCAAGTACTCAGGTAAAGTGGGCATCTTTACCCGTGTCATGGGTTTATCTTGCTCGAAGAAAGCTTTCTTCATCGCTTCCATTTGCTGCATTGCTGCAATTGGAGTGAAGAACAATGGATTAACTACTTCAAAACCACCTATCTTCTTACCACCAAAACCTGGGATCCAACCTGGTATCGTTACCGAAGGAAATTCAAACAGTGGAATTCCTTGATAAAATCTCTTGATTCCAGTTGCAATGAAGTTCCCCGCCTCCATGATCTTGGGTCCAACCCAATTCCAAAGAGCTTTTACCGCTGCTTTACTACCATTCCATGCATTTAGAGAGTCTTCAAAAATCTTTCTCTTTATCTGTTCAATTCCACCATCAGGTTTATTTGGATTAGCCAGCATATACAGGAGTTCTCCCATATATTCGCCAACTATAGATCCCAAGATAGTTCCTATTCCAATCTGTCCGATAATAGGAATAAATGATCCAACTGCACCACCGAGCAGGGTCCCCGCCGTCTGAAACAGAACTTTGTCGATTGGATCACCATCGAGCATTGAGAATGCAGCGACAAGAAATCCACCAAACCAGGGAATTCTACCAGCAAAATTCCTAACACCTGCTTTAAGTGCTGTGGCAGTTGGTTTCCCAAGTAAATTCGTTAGTACCTTTTTATTTTTACCGAATGCAAAGGTAAGTGCTCTTCCTGGTGCATTTTTAAGACCACCCTTAAAAATGTTACTGCCAGTTCCTCTACCTAGTAGAGTCTTATTCTCTGCTCTAAGCTTTTCTGATAACGCTCTTAATCTAGCATTCTCCTTTCTTGCTTGTTCTAAAGCAAACGAAGATCTACTTACTGGTTTTTTACCTGCATTATATGGTTTGGTAGTTCCAGGTTTAGTAGTTCCAGGTTTAGTAGTAGTTCCAGGTTTAGTAGTTCCAGTTCCAGGTTTTACTGGTTTACCATCAGGTCCAATCTCTTCCCATAAACCTGTCCTGGGGTTCTTTCTATATTGTCTCCTTTTTCCATCAGGACCATCAATATAAGCATCTTCAAGAATATCACCAGCAATGTTCCCTGCTTTATTCCTATAAAAATCTAACCCCAGTAAACTGAGGATAGCATCCATCATACCGAATGGATTAAGTAGGAGCGCCATTCCTCCAATGGCAGTCATGATCTGGAACAGACCACTTACTCTTTCACCAAAAGTACTATCTTTTCCGAATGTTTTGGTTATACCAGGTAGTAGATTATCCGCAACTAACCATTTAGTAAATCCAGCAATCTTGTTAAAAACAAACTTTACTTTCTGGAAGAACGTAATAAGTTTTTGTCTATTCTCAGGATTAGCAACCCATTTTAAAATTTCTTTTACAACTAAAAGACCAATGAGTTTAAGAAAAAACTTACCTGCTGTAAGTGCAAGACCCTCTAATCCACCAAACAGTTTACTGAATAAACTATCTGCTTTCTTCTTATCTTTACCTTTTAATTTTCCTGCTGCCGCTTTTGAAGAAGCGCCCGATAACGGTTTCTCTGCTCTTTCTTCAGCAAGGCGATCTAATTCTCTTCTTTTTCTTCTTCTTTCTGCGATAACACGCAGTTTATCATTCTCAATCAGGTTAATTTCAACCTTCTCCATCGACTTTAAAGTCGATTGTATTCCTCTCAGAGAATATTGAATTCCTGCAAATGCTTTTATGTTTGCTCTCGCTGCATGAACAGCAACAGGGGACATAGCTGACGAGCTACTACCCCCCTGTCCTGTTAGTTTATATGCATCGATTCTTGCCACTTATTTTCTTTGGTTTTGCTGTTCTTGCATTCGCCTCTGCTCTTCCCTTAGGAAGTCAGTCAACATCATAAGATATACGTCCTTTTCCCAAGGCATCAACTCCTCTATATACTGGATGTCCCATTTGTGATGGTGCATCAATGCAAAATTAGTCTGAAAGTAATTCTCCAGAGTATTGTGGAGGAGTGCTATGCGAAAAAACTTGCTAGACCCTCAAGTTCCACCTCACTTTCAACCTCAGTATTTGGATTCGTTACCTTTAAGGTGTACGCTAACTTAGGCATTGTTTCAAAGAACTTTTGAATCTCTTGGAATTGACTAGAAGTCAAAGATTCAAAGAATTCAGCAATTTCTGCATCAGAACTATCAGCACAATCATAAACTTGTTCAGTATCAGCAATTGTTTTAATACAACTTGCTGCCATTTTGAAGATTTGCTCAACACCCTGATCCTCAGCGTCACCGATATTCATTTCAACAAAGGTATCCAGGTTCGGATACTTCATGGTAACAATGATGTTGTCATCCAGTTTGATTTCACTCTTATGACCTCTGGTTTTCTTGACTTTGATGTCATCCAAAGGAATTTCTGCTTCAACTGTAGTTTCATTGTCGTCAGGACAGGTAACCTGAACATTTACAGTTTCACCAACAGATTTTGTGCGAATCTGAAGGAAGACATATTCAATATCAAAAGTTGCTAAGTCTTCAACGTTTGCGATATCTGTACAATCTTGAATGATTGTTTTAATCGCATCAAATAACCCCGACTGTCCACCTGTTTCAGTTGCAACCAGAAGAAGTTTTTCTTCTTTCACAAGGAACGGTCTAAAGTTCACGGTCCTACCATCAGAAGGTAGTTTCATTTTGTATTTTGGGGCGTTTAATTTAGGTAATGCCATAGGGGAATCAATTCAGTAATAGTATTTAGGGGGTTATCAGTCGTTCTTTTCAGTTAAGAAATTACCGAAACCTTCATGTCCTGGGAACTCTCTTGGGTCTGTTTTGACATCTCTCTGTTTATTCAGGTCAGGACCATCGTTATAGAATTTATAACGTTCGTAAGAGAATGCAACTGTAAAGGTAGAAAGTCTTGGTTCTGTATTATTTAACTGCATAGAACCAATGTTTGTAGGAAATATATTCCTGAGTTCATAAACAGATCTCAGTTTAGGCATTCTCTGCTTTTCTCTAAGTCTTCTTTGAGTAGATCTATTACCACCCAAAGTCATTCGTCTCACCAAACTAGATGCATTTGAATCTACAACTTCATCAGCTCTAGTTCCACTACCAAGTTCATATTTAAAAATTCTTAGTTCTGGACAAACATAATTTTCATAATAATCAATGTATTGATCGCTATCACTTGTAATACTAGCAATCCATCTTTCAAAGATGGCACGAGTTAATTGATTTCGGGGAACAACAAAGGTAATACTAATCTGACTGAATGCCTGTCCAGTAGCGTACTTATATGGAACACCGACGTTAGAAACTTGCCCAGTAGTTAACTGCTTACTCGGTAAGTTAACTGCTTGAGCATAGTAATTCAACACTTTATGAGTTTTACCATTCCCCAAATTATCGAATCTTTTTACATTAAATTTATCGAAGTTATCAGGAGTGTTGAACCTAAGATACCATAAGTTTGTAAGACTAGGAGAATAGTTAGAATTTCGGAGAAGAGAAAACATCTCCTCCTGATACATGTATCCGCCAGAATCTCTTATATTTTGTGGGATAGACATTATACTTTAAGTTCCTTTTCTGTTATTAACATAAATTCCCAATTTTGATCCTTACAAAACTCTTCTGCCGCTTTCCATTTTGCTTTATTGACACTCCAGGTAACGACTTCATTAATATAACGTTTAGTCATTCGTTTTTGTGTTTTAGGTTCTTTCGTCTGTTTGAGCGGTTTTACCTCAACCAGATATTTCCTATTGTCAATTTTAACATAAAAATCTGGAAAATAGCGATGCCGTTTTCCATCAACAGGTGATATATAAGGGATAATAATTTCTTCACTGCCCCATTCTTGAACAGAAGGGGTAACATCACACCATTTCATAAATTTATACTCCCACGAGGAGCGATAAATCACGTTACTGGGGTCACCTTTGTACTTACGAGGGAAGCTAGGTGTATATTTACCCTGATATCTCATAAATAAATAATGATTACACCTTATTTAGGCATAACGAGTGGCAGTTTTCAGATATCCATTGAAACATCCTTCTAGTGGATTTAAAGACGACGAAGGTTTGGTAGAACAGCCAACTGAAGCAGTTGACTATCTGATGCTGCGTAGAGAACGTTATAAGTACGAAGATAAGAATGTCCCTGCTTTCTATAGCAGAAAAGTTCCTGGCAATAGTGCCAAGTCTAAAGAGCACCAGGACAGGTGTTACATTGCAATGCCACCTCAAATCGCAACATCATATACACCCTCATTTAGACGTGCGGATATTGGTGTAGGTGGCATATCTGCACTGGGTATGATGCAGGGTGGTGATGATTTTACCAAAATGGCAGAAGCACTACAAGATGGTGCAAAAGCAGCAATTCCAGAATTCTCTACTGCTGCTGTATTATCAATGATCAACGCAACTAACCAATTTGTTGGATTGCAAGGTCAATTGGATTTAAACTCGATCAAAAACTTACAATCGGGTCAAATTTTCAACCCATATAGTGAGCAGATCTTCCAAGGTGTTGGATTTAGAACGCATAACTTTGCTTTTAAGTTTTTTGCTAGATCTAGAGAAGAATCCAAAGAAATTAGAAGAATTATCAACTATATCAAAATTGGATCCTTGCCTAGAATTAAATCTGGTGATTTTGACGAGTTCTTTATTAATACTAGAGACGAGTTTGATCAACCAGGCAAAAAAGCAGTTGAAGGTAAGACATTTGGCGAAGATATCTTCAGAAAAGAAGGATATGATGATATTTTCTCCAAAATCGATGGAGATGACACCGTTTATAGTAATCTCAAAGGTAAAGCATTCGACAACTATGCTTCAAATGACCGATACTTCAATATTCCCGATCGTTTCCAACTAAGATTTGTTCGTTTTGGAAGAGGCGATGATTTCAGTGGATTAAAAACAGACGATAGAAGAGATTTGCACTTTAAAATGTATCCTTCAGTCTGTACTGGTATTCAAGTTAATTATACGCCAGATAATCAGTATGTTGCACTGAAAAATCCATCCCGTCGAGGTTTGGACGTTCCCTCTGTCGTTATGACTTGTTCATTTACAGAAACTAGACTTCTCACCGCAGCAGATGCTGCAGCAGGATACTAATGGCTTCTTATTTTTCATATTTCCCAAACGTTTATATCGGTGAAGGTATTGCCGATGATGAACAATTTAAATACCGTCTAGCAAAAAATATATTCAGACGATTAAAAATTAGAGAAGATATACGACAATATGTCTCTCTGACAGAACTCTTTACCATACCCGATGGACTTAGACCTTCAGATGTGGCAATGAGATTTTACTCAGACCCATTCCTAGATTGGGTTGTTCTACTTTCTAATAATATTACTGATGTCTATGAACAGTGGCCAATAGAACAGAAATTACTGTATAAAAGAGTTACTCAAAAATACGCCGATCCTGATGCTATTCATCACTGGGAAACTCAAGAAGTGATCTTAGAAGACGAAAACATTGTCTTTATGGAAAAAGGTAGAATTGTCAATGAGAGTTTTAGAGTTGTAATGCCAGATGGTACTCAAAAGACAAAGAACGAGTCAGTATATCCAGTAAGCAACTATGAGCATGAAGAGTTTGAGAATGAGAAGAAGAGATATCTTCTCCTTCCTACTCCACCTATCGTTGAATTAATGCTCACCGATATGCAAAGCAAACTTGCTTATGCACCACATCCTGAATTAGATCAATTTGGTGATAAGAAGACTGAACTCAGTATCATTTCTAGATTCTTGGATCAGGCAGGATATGTTAGTGGTAGTGTAACTGTAACTCAAGGCACTCAGGCAGTTACATCGTTCGACTTTGGTCCTACTGGTGCTGCTGTAGGAGTCGCTACTTCAAGCACTGCTTCTACAACATCTACTACTACCACCACAACTACACCAACACCTACGCCTACACCCGCTCCAACACCTACACCAACACCAACACCTACACCTACTCCGAGTCCTTCTCCGAGTGGTGGTGGAGGAGGATATGGAGGATATTAATCCCGACGACGTTATTGATATGTGCGTAACAAAAGACGGACTTGCACTTATGTACAAATCCGTCTGTTTTCATTTGGATAAGTGGGCAGGAGGTCATCCTCATGAGCAAGAAGCATTAGTTCAAATGAAAGATAACTTGCTACGGATAATGCTGGAGCAACAATTCAAAAAACCTTAGGGGTCAATTTTTTGGCGGGAATTTTTTTTCGACTTTTTGGTAATCAAAGGTCGTTTTTCGTTTTGCCCATCAGTTCTTCAACTCTCTTACGCATCTTCGCTAGGTTATCTTTATCTCTCTCACTATGACGGTATCCATGTCGTCCATGAAAGATAAAATGTCCCTGGCA